GCAATGACGTTGACGGAATGGCGTAATTGGTTTCAGTGTCGATCATCATCAGAAGCTTGTCTGCAATGTCGCTTGCCAGCCGGGGATCGATGTCGGTGCGAGCTGCAACATCGTCGGCCCGCAAGAACTTTGCACCCTGATAATCGTAAAGAGGCGTCTTGCGCAGGATCTCCCAGCGGTCTGCGCCAATGCCATACTTTGTCAGGGCCGAGCGGAGATTGGGATCGAGGCCGTCAAAGGACTTGCCCGTGTTGTCGGCCAGCGTTCCAAGAAACTCCATGCCAAACGCCCATCGCCCGGCTTGCGTCCAAGGTGAGAGCAAGGATGCCCGCATCACGAAGTCGCTGACCCGGCGCATCACCTCTGGCCCAGACATATCGCCAACAAAGCGCATCTGGCCGGACGCCATTGAGGACCAGCCTTCTGCGATTAGGCCAAGGCGCAATGCCAAGCGGCCCTTGTCCTCAGAGGCAACGAGCATTTTCACTGTGTCGTTGATCGTGTTCATCTGCGGCAGGCCGTTAAACGCCCGGGTCATGCGCTGAAAGTTGAGATCCGTCAAAGCCGCCAGAGCTGCGGATCCGAGCTGCGCCGCCTGCAAGCCCTGCCGGACGCCCGCCATTGTCAGGGCCATCTTCGAGTTGATGGGAGAGTTGTTTGATCCGGTGATCATCCCATAGATATCGCTCATTGCCTTTGATGCCGAAACGGCGTTTGGAGCGCCCGCCTTCTCCAATGTCTGGCCGATAAAGTTAAGCGTTGCGGTTGGGTTTGGCCCAAGCCGTTCCATCAGCGCAATCTCTCTGGACATGATATCGATATGCCCAAGCATCACATCAAACGGCTCAGGGTTGCCGAAGCGTTCTTGGTATTCCATCCAAGCATCGGCGTTCTTGAAGACAAAGAAGCGGTGATCTTGATGCCGGGTTGCAATTGATCGACCGCCCTTTTGGCCTGACGGAACAAGCTTGCTAACTCCGTTTGTGCTGATTGCATCATATGAGTCTTTAAACGCCAGCTCGAGCCGCTCAGGCGTAAAAGGAAGGTCGGTGCGCTGGTCGATCATTTTGGTGGTGTTAAGGCGCTGAAGGATGTAGGAGCGCCATTCATCGTAGGATACGGCCTTGACCTTTTCGGCTACATGGCTTTGTGGCAATGCCCAATCAAGGCGTTTTGATATCGCACCGCCTGCTGCATTGTATCTTGACGCAAGATAGTCCGATGCCTTGCCCCAAGCCGTAGCCATCTCTTTTGCCGCTGCGTCCCCGGTGTTTTCCCCGAACGCCTCGCGAATCAGATTTTTCATTGCAGCCTTGTTGCGGGTCCGCCCAATAATGTCGCGCCGAAAAGTTGCCAAGACCTGATCCATCATCGATGTCGCCCGGCGCTGGATCACATTGTGAAGCTGAGCAACGCTTGGATATCGGCTCAGGGTGTCTTGCTCGAGCAAGGCAACTGCGGCAGATCCCATGTGCTTAACATCGCCGCCGCGATAGGTTGCCATGTCCTTCTGGATCGATTTGAAGGATTGGGCCTGCAACAGAACGCGGCGCTTGCGCTGGATAGCGGCAATCTTCATCGCATTTGCGGCATCGATCGCAGCTTTGCTCTGAGCCGGTCCCGGCCCCATCTGCTTGTTGTATTGGACCTCAAGCTCATCGAAGAGCCCGATCGCCTCATCGGCCTGCTCTTTGGTGATGGTCTTACCGACAGCGCCCTCGATGCAAGCCTTGAAACTCATATCCCACAGATCCCCAATTGTTTGATGAACTCGTCTTCAGCATCCAGCATAGTCTTCATTTCTGCCATAGTCATCGTTTGCGAGACAATGTTGCCATTGGCATCCTGCATCAGCCCGACCGATATCATATCGTCAGGCTGAAGCTCATCCATAATGGCCGACTGCATCTCAGAGACTTGACTGGTTACGGGAGCTTCACCTCTGGGTGATACTTCTCCAGAAACCGCCTGACTCGGTTCTTTTGCGATTCCGTTAGCGGCTCCACCGATATCTCCTCCGCTCTTGTCCATATCGAGAGGAGATCCCGAGAGGAAGTCTTGCCCGGATTTGTCGGTGATGGGCCTTGCGGCCCCAAACTTTCCATTGTTGTCGATTTGCGCAAAGCCATCTGCTGCTCCTTGTTGTTTAAGCTCGCGATAAACCCCTGATGGCAGGTTGCCAACAGCATCGACGTAGGCAGGCGGGATAAGCCGTCCATTCGACACAAAGCGCCCATACATCCTGAGCTTAGCATTTTGAGGGGTTACGGACATATCTATCAAAAAGACAGTGTAGCCGTTATCTTTAAGTAGTTGGATCTGCTTCAGAATGGAAGAGGCTTTGTCACCAACTTTTGGGATCACGACATTTCTGCCACTCTTTAGCATTGCATCCATAAGTTCTTTGGCAAGGCTTGAGCTTTCCTCATGCACCGCAGCAGCTCCGATTCCGTTGTCAAACTCCGGAATGGATGCCTTTATCTCATCGCTATCAATGATTGCCGCCTTGTTAAATATGGCAAAATCCTCGGCGATTGTGCTTTTCCCAGCAGCGGGCGGGCCAAGGATGATAGTTGCCTGACGATCCAGAGCAACAGGCTCAGGCTGCAATCCCTTCTTAACCCAAGCCAAGCGATCCGCTTGCATTTCCCACGCGGCAAAAGCATCTTCCGTTCCAACAATGCGTTTTTTATCAATGGTATAAGCGCGAGTGTTGTGCCAATCCTCGCTGCCATATCCATCAAGATTAACAGTTTGCGGACGAGACTCCATGTCCTTGATTGCCTGCAAGACAACAGGATGTTGATCAATCTGCTTGAAATCTGCGCCTGCGTCGATCAAGCTTTTCAGCTCTTCGATTGTCCCGGTAGCCGCAGCCTCGGCCATTGCTACTGGCTCGGGGAACATATCTTGCGTTAGCTGGTCGATCTGCTGCTCGGCCGCTACGCCGTTGGGTTCTTCGAATCCATCAAGGACTGGTTCTTTGCCGACTGTATCTGCGCTGCCCGGCGACGGACCATCGAGAGTGCGCCCAATGTCGCTAGAAGATATCCGGTCGAGATCGCCTGTTGCAATTGCATTGCGGACTGATTCGAGGAAGTCTCGGGTTGGACGCCCATAACTTCCGGTGTCGCGGAAGGCTCTGGCTGCGGCTGAGAGGGCATCAGAGACGGGCCCTTTGCGGTTGGCAAGGGTTTGGAGGAGGGCGATGGTTTGCGCATCTTGGGTTGCTTTCTGCTCGTTGAGCTGACGATCGAGGACGTTCCCGCCTTCTGCCTCGATGCGGTCTGCGTTTCGCGTTAGGTTGGCGAATGTCGCCTTGTCCTGCTTGAGCTGGCGGTAGGCTTGATCGAGGATCTTAGCCCGCTCGACAAACAGGCTTTCCGTGACAGTCTCTTCCCCGAACAAGGAGAATTGCTGCACTTGCTCGGCATCTGCTTCTCGCACTTGGCGAACGATTGCCTCGGCCTGAAACACATTGGCGGGCTCAGACTTTGCCAAGATCTTGACGGCTGCGTCTTGCAGATCCTTCCTGTCGCCCAGAACGCGGCCGATGATCGCGCCATAGTTTGCCGGGATCACCTCGTTGATGATCGCGCCAAAGGCATTGTCGGTCAGGTTGATCATGTCGTTCGCTTGGCGGACCAAGACGGACGAAGGAGGAAGCGTCTTGCCAATCAGCGAAGAAAAGCCCACCGGGTCGATACGCGCTACCTTTGCGGCATCGATCGCGGATCCGCTGCCCTCTGCGATGTTCTTGATTGCGGCAACGACCATAGCCTGCTCAGGCGTGACGCCATCGGCTTCGCGCAGCTTGCGCCCATAGATCACAACATTCTGAGCTGGATCCTCGGACATGATCCGCTTTGCCAGACCAAGGCGCTGGTGGCCGTCTGCCACAAACATCCGGCCATCGGCATATTCATAGACAAGGATCTCGCCGCCCAAGATTGGATCCCAAACCTTAACGCCGCGCAGGCGCTCGGACACACCGAAAGCATCGCCGCCCATCTTGAATTGGAACGTCTTGGCATCGACGCCAATTTCATTCGGGTTGAACCGGAACACAAACCCATCAAGGTTGTCGGCCTGTTGCAAAATTGCCTCGGGCTTTACCATCTCGATCGGCACGGCTTTAATCTTTGGCACTTCACCATTGAATAGGCTGTGCTGAGCGCTTGCCATTGTGCTGGCATGATCGACAATCGTTCCGACCGGATTGCCGGAAATTGGATTGCTGGCCTCGAGGTCGAGAAGATCTTGCGCGGCGGTAACGGCTGCTTGAGATTCGCGGCTTATTTTGATCCCGCCAGACTTGAGCGTTTCAACCCCGGCAAGCATTTGGGTTGGAGAAAGCGTCCGGTTCAGCTCAGGCTCAGCCGCATCGAGAAAATCAATCAGCGCTCGAGTCGGCCGCGTTACCCCGGACTGAATATCAATCCCGCGAGACACAGCCCCCGCGCCAGCTTTAACCGCAGCTCCCGCAATTGGCAGGGCCCCGCCGATAACGGCTGCGCCGCCGACGTTTGAGATAAAGTTATCGGCCGTGTAATTTAAGCCGATTTCTTTATACCACGAAGCGACAAGCGGCTGCTTAAGAGCTTCGCCGCCGCCGTTTATCAGCGCCTCTCGCAGCGCAATGCCTGCCAGTGTTTTGGCCCCGTTTATGCCAGTGCCAACGCCCATAGTCCCAAGCATCAAAGCGACGTTAAATGGATCCTTGGACCCGGCCGCAAGACTGCCAAGAAAGCTTGCAGCCCCATTTATGAAGCCTTCGCTATTTATTGAGACGGCATCATATTCTGAAACTGCGCGTTGAGCTTCGCTGATTACAGCAGCGTCCATTGCCTCGAGGCTCATCAGCTCCATGATTTTCGGAGATATGCTTCCGGGCTTTTCGCTTTCAGCTTTTTTGACAAAATCGAAAAACGACAAGGCTTGCCCTTGATAATCTCCGCTAAGGCCAGAAAACTCCTCGCCAGCATAAAGGGGGGACACAAAGTTTGACCCGGTTGCCTCGTTTACCTCCGCAACAATGGGATCCCAGATGTCTCGCAGAACCAGTCTTGATGCGATCGATGAGTCAACATAGTCATACCTCTTCATTGCGGCGAAGAAGTTTTCTGATGCCGTTCCGACCGGGGCACTTCTAACGGAAGTTGTCGGGACAGATGTTGGATCGAACTGATCGAAGATCATTGGGATCCCCCGGTCATCTTGTTTAGGTCAAGCAGAATGCGCGTTCCATTGGTGTCTGCCCAATCGACAAAACTTCCGCCGACGGAATGCCGCAAAACCCATGCACTCTTGCCGTTTACCAAGCCCACGTTGAACGGATACCATTCCAGATCCGGCAAGGCATCGATTGGAAAGTCGATCAGGTCAGATTTGTTGGAGACAAACCCGCCGAGAAAGTTTTCGCCATAGTCTGGATAGTCAACCGGATCCTTCAGAAGATCGATAAATGCGGGTGTTACGCCCCGGGGAACAAGCGCGGGAGCATCAAACTCTGTGGACACCTCCATCGTTCCGAGCGCTTTATCTAGGAACGTCTGATATATGTCGGGGTCAAATGCTTCCCCCGCTGCCACGTTCTGAGAGGCATAGTCCGCATACATTGCATCTGCCGCATCGGTTACGGATTGATAGAACTTTGGCAGGGAATACAATGCGCCGCCAAGGTATTGCGCTGCTGTGTTCTTTGGGTCGTTTCCGCCAAGTGCGGGCGGCTTTTCAAGCTTTAGGCCGCGCAGAACAGCTTGCGCCGTATCCATATTCCCATCAGCAACAAGACCGCCAACATGGGCATAGATTGGCTTCTCAGCACCAACTTCCGCCAAAATCTTTTCGGCAGTCGGCCCGCCGCCGCGAACAATAGCGTCGAGCATAACAAGTTGCTGTCCGACAGTGCCGGACTCAAGAGCTGCCGTGAATTGTGCCTTTTCCTGTGGGAGAAAAATGTTCTGGCCGGACGCGCCAAAACGAGTTTCAAGTTTTGTCACATCATCGAGCCTGCGCTCAAACGATTGCGCCACGGCTTCCGGGCTTGAGAAGTCCAATGGTTGCCCGACAACGTGCGCATTTCCTTGCGCGTCTACAAGTTGGATCCGCTGCGTCTGGGCAAACAATAGCGCATCACCCTTTGCGATTGCGTCAGACTGCGATGCCTGCAATCCCATCAAAAGCTTTGCCCGGCGACCATTCATCGCAAGAGCTTCCATTGTGGTCATGCCGGGCGGGGTTTGCGCGGGGATATCCTGCGCCAGTTTTTGAATGAACGCATCTTGCTCGGGCGATGTCATTCCGCGCCAATCAGCAAAGTCTTTGGAGATCTGCTTGATCTCTGTCACTTTTGCCAAAAGCTCAGGTGTCATCTGGCTCTCTGGAACCTTGGCGATCTGCGCCGTGATTTCAGTAATTGCAAGTTGGACAACTGCCGGGTTTGGATTTGTCTGATCGAGCTGCTGACCTAGAACATCGATCGCCGTGTTGATGTCATTGACGATTAAAGCCGCTGTTTCTTTCTCTGCGCGATCAATTGCGTCTCTTGCCCCGCCAATCAGATTTGTTGCTCTTTCACTCAATCTAAGCGCATCAGCCTTAGCGATATCGATCGCCTTTTGCGCTGCGTCTCTGGTCTGCGTTGCAAAGCTAAGCATGGCAGTTTCGTCGGTAGTATCAAGCCCGGGCCCGCCAACGCCGGGAACGCCTGCGCTCAGGCGCGTGACTTCGTTGTTTAGCTCATCGACATTCATGCCACGAACGCCCGAGACAAAAGTTATGTCGGCCTGAAGGTTTGCGACCTTGCCCGCCAAGGTGGGGTCAAACTCTGCAAGAGCTTGAGCTTTTTCTTGGAGCGCGGCAATGCGTGTGGGATCTGGTGTCCCGCCAGAGCCAAGAACCTTGGCCTCTGCTTGGAGCTGATCGGATAACGTGCTTGCATCAACCCGGAGCGATTCCGTCCGGGTGTTGTAGATCGTGTTGGACTTGCTCCAAAGCGAAAGCGTGTCGGTGTAATCCATCCCGGGGAGCGGTTTGTCCGGTGGCGTCATTGCCCTCGCTTTGAGATCCGCAAGAGGCATGGTCATGGCGGAAAAGGCCGAGTGTTCCGTCACAGCATCTCTCAAAGCCGATGCCGCCCATGTGGCCGCTTTGTCGGGGCTAACGCCCGCATCGATCAAAAGGTTCATGCGGTTCTGCGACATGGTGTAAAGCGTTTCCGGCGTGATGCCGGGGATCAGCGCCGTCTGCATCATGTTGGCCGCATAGAGATCACCAGCCGCCTCTATGCGGGCAGATCGAGCGGCCTTGGCCTGAGACTCAACATAGGATCCATAGCGCTGTATGGCCTGCCCTGACGCCTCTCCGATGCGAACGCGCAGCAGCCCGGCGGCTTCCGGATCTAGCGTTGAAAGCGTGGCGGCATAACCATCGGTGATATCGGCCAAGCCCGACGAAACATCCGCGATCGACATCCCGGTCTTCTGAGCTGTATCGAGAAGGCTGCTGATCTGCTTATCCGATTCCATTTGGATCTCGGCCGATGCAATGCGGTTAGCAGTTTGGAATGCCACCATGTCGAAACTGCTCGTCGGACCGCCAGATTTCTGGATCCGGGCCAGCGTTTCAGTTGCCCCGAGGTTGGAAACTGTTTGCTTTGCAACTTGCTCAAACTTTTTCTCCGCCACGCCAAAGGCAAAATCCGACATACGGCCAAGGCTTTGGCTTAGGGTTTGCGCCGCCTGCGATTGCTCTCTGAAGTTTGCAAAGTCCAATTGTGCTGGCTGTGCGGCCTTCACTCCAAGACGTTCGTAGCGCGGAAGCATAGCCATAGTTTACCTCGTTAAACTTAGATGCGGCCAGATGGCCCTTGTGGCTGTGTTTGGAACGGGTTGAATGTCGGCATCAAGTTAAGAGCGCGGCCGAGCCCGGTAAACATGATTGAATTGCCCTGCATAATCCCTGCAGAATAGGCGGATGATCCGGCCTGACGATAGATCCCGGCCTGAGCCGTGGCCCCGGCGGTAGCCAAGATGGCATTCTCCTGCGCCGTGCCAAACTCTGATGCAGCTTCCGCCCGGGCATACTCTTGCAGCACACGGGCTGAGCCACTTGTTGGATCGACATTGCCCGCCCCGGCAATTGCAATCGTTGCAGCCAACGTCTCATTCAAGATGCGCAGAACATCGGCCCCCTGCTGGCGATAGGCGATCGCCTGAGAGCGCCCCTGCATTTGAGATTGAGCCGCCTGCGCATTGTATTGCTGCTGCTGTGCAGCGCCTGCTTGCTTGGCCGCTCGAGCAGATCCAACTGTCCCAACTACACTTGTGCCCAGAGCTGCGGCCGCGATGATAGTTTCGATGCCCATCTTATTCCCCCAAGCTCAAGCGGTATTCCATACCGATCAGGTTAAGCTTCAACGGATAGGGCTGCGTTACACTGATCTGCCCCGTCTCACTATAGCCCAGAATGCCATGCACTGTCTTTAGCCCTGTAACAAGAGGCACAGGCGCATCGAGCGGCGTGGTCCCATATGCTGTGAACGGCACAGTTGTCCCGTTAATAGCCATGCTCTGGCTGTCCTTAACCAAGGCATCGACCCTGATAATCCGCTTCTTCACGCCAAGCGATGTGCCCGTGGGCAAGTTTGGCTCCTGCGGCATGGTGCGGATCTCGACATCAAAGCCGAGCCCGACCTGATACGATGTGGTTGCTGCGGTCGTGAACGTGATCTGATAAGGCGCTGTATTTGGCACGACCTTATCGACCTCAACAGATCCATCGCGCAAAACCTTCACTGTCATATTGCGCAAGTGTTCCATAGCAACTGTTGCGCCTGACGTTCCAATCTTGGCGCTGTCCACCAGCACATCCGACGAGAACCGCTCCAAGTAATATTTGGTCGATGCGTTGACTGTGCGCTTTATGATTACAAACACGCGATCGATCTCGACCCCAACAGCAAGGAAATCATCCGTGCCGCTTGATCCAGTCGTAAACTCTGATGCGGCAATGACGCCTTGGCTCGACAAGATCGAATAGACTGTCATTGTCCCGTCTTCGCCGTTCACCACATACAGCGTGTCAGTCTCGTCGGTCGATGTCCCGCGTCGAACCGCAAGATCCACCGGGTCTTTCACAAGGTGAGAGCTGAGAACCGATAGAGGCTGGATCGAGTAGCTGGCAGTTGTGTCGGTGAATTGGAACGCGTTGATCGATCGGCCGCTGCGCTGAATAAACACAGACGCGCCGTTCAGATCCTGAATGGGAACGCCCGCCTTTGTGCCGAGGCGTGTTTGGGGGCGAACCAGCAATGTGCTGGGCGTGATTGGGCCATTGTTTGCGTTGGCAATAATGAACTCGCCGCCTGTGGTGAAGATCCGCAAGTCAGATCCGGACGCCACGTTGACGATCGCGTTATATTGGTCGGTGTTCAGGGTTGCCTCGAGCCCCTCGTCGGCCAAGCCCGTGCCGGGGTCGAAGTCAAAATAGTTGATAACTCGCGATCCCCAGATCACGTTTGTCCGGCTCTTAGATCCGCCAAAGTAAAGACGGCCTTGGTGGAATGTTGCAGATCTCGGCCAGCCCCGTGTGCTGGACCACGAAGCCTCAAAGCCATGTTCGCTGCGCCATTTGGTGCTGACGATTGCAGACGTATCGAAGAACGGAACCGAAGTAACGGCCTTCATTACTGTGTCGGAAATATACTCGACGTATCGAGCGCGGCCAAAGCCGGACACAACCTGAAGGTATTCCCCGACTGTCGTTGTCGCGAATGGAACAACCTTGTAGTTTGACGTTGCGTCAGGCGCTGTTGTCCAATTTGGATACACAGTGGCAATCTTGGTGGACGCCACATAACTCTCAATGTGCCGCGTTTGGCCGGATCCCGTGCCGGATGTGATAACCACAAACATCCCGGCGGGCTGGTCATTTGTTGTAAACGATGTCGCGGCCTTGAGCGTTATTGTGCTGATCGATCCGGCCTGAGCCGACCCGGTATCAGTTGTTGCCGCCGATGCCGTGATGGTGACATTTCCTGTCACCGCGCTGGGCGTGATTGTAAATTGCGGCAAATGCTCATCAAGTTCATAACCATATTGCGGGATGTTTACGAGCGGGAGGTTTTCCCATGTCCAATTCGTATCAGAGTTTCGGACAAGCCGTTTTGTCTGAAGATCTTCGTGGCAGATCACAATTGTATCGACGGCCTGCGTGAAGTTTAGCTCATCCAGCATTGCTGCTGTGAGCCCGGTCGCCGTGATGTAGCTGTTGCCAGATCCGTTGATGTTGGTCTGTAGGACGCCAGCCTTAAAGACATAGATCCGGCCGTCCACAAAAACCAGCAAATAACTGTCAGTTGTGCTGTATTCAAACGGCACAATCTTGAATGCGGTAAAGCCCGTGAAGTCATGGATAAACTCTAGGCCGTCCCGGCGGCGCACTCCACCTTGTGGCTGGATCACCACGTTCCTCGCGGCCTCGAGCCCGTTCTGATATTGCTGCAAATCGGTTCGTGATCTGAGCAGCGGATCCAGCTCTCCGCTGGTGAAGTTGGTCATAAACCGAACAGTCCGCATTTCAATACCTCACAGAGATCAGCGAAAAGTCCTCAATTGTTTTGCTTAGCTGGCCCCGGCTGTCGATGTTGACAGCTTCGCGAAACAAACCGCCACGATTGTTTTCGCCAATGGATCCAAAAGCGACTGATCGATGGTATTCCGATTTGGATGCCTGATCGGTGATCACCATTGCGATCTCTCCGGCCAGCGCAGTTTTCAACAGGCGCACGAAATACGGGGGCATTGCCGCCTCGCTCACTGTCGCCTGATAGTCGATATAGACAATAGCCATGTTGGTAAACAGCTTGGACCCATAGATTTCCCAGCCGTAATTGATTGGCCGGGCGGTCGATGCGCCGCTGTCAAACACGGCAAGAGCCCCCGAAAGCATATTGCTTGGGAGCTGATAGGCGTAGCGCCACTCGTTTGTCGGGGCGGTGATCAGTTGTGCAAGCTGCACCTTCTGGACAGACCAAGACCATGCATAAGCGCTGATCAAGCTGTCGCGAATGTCGGGATAGAGGCGGGAGCAGGCAGTTGCTGCGGGCGTCCCTTCGCTTAAAGATGAAATAACGCTGGCTCCAAGCATAACCAGCGCATCAGAACAAACAGAAACGTCAGTATCGCCAGTTGCCATTTTCTACCCCAGCCAGAGGAAATGGGGCGACCTGAGCCGCCCCATCTTGGTTGTTAGTCGGTGTCGGTTGCGGACAGAGTGGTTCCATCTGCAACGTCAACAACGCCAGAAGCGTTGCTCAGCACTTGCGTCAAGGAGCAAACAGCCGTGGTCCCGGTCGAGCTTACGACATAGATCAGGTCGCCAACGGCCAAAGTGTTAGCCAGAGCGTTGAAATATCCCGCAACACGAACAGTCGCCAAAGCATCTGCCGTTTTATAGGCATAAATGCTTGGGGCTGAGCCGCGCTTGGACGCCGAAACAGTGGTGAAGCCAGTCGAAGAGTAAGCCATGATGCGCCTTCCTTATTCGGTGCAGGAAATTGCGACAACGCCTTCGTCATCGATGGAAATTGCGCCCGCCGAGAACATCGAGGAAACCAAATAGCTGGTTTTCTCGGGGATATAGTTCACTTCGGTCTTTTGCGCCATCGATTCAGCGTAGCCAATTGCGTCCATGTGCCAAGCAAAGCAAGTCCGAGTGGACGGCTTAGGCAGGCCACCCTCGTCGCGATCACCGATCGTGATGAAGTTGAAGCCCATGAACTGGTTTACTTCACCGCGAACCAGCGCCTTAACGACGGCGAAGTCCGAGGAAGTGATTGCGGTTGCACCAAGCATGGCATCGAGCTGCGAAGCATGGACCAGCATATAGCGGTTTTCAGCCGGAACATTCTTGGTGTTCATAGCTTTGGCCGCAGCGCGGATCTTTTCGATGTTCATGTTCGAGGTTGCGCCACCGATGCCAGTTGCAACAGTCGAAGCGCCAGAAGCAGCGGCCAGAGCATCGATGATGATCTGATCGCAACGACGAGCAATCGACTTCGAAACCACTTGGACCAGCTCCCGGCGCTCATCAAAGTTGATGTGCGACTGGTGGAAGATGTCCGAGTATTCGGCAGCGATATAGTCGGTCATGGTGGCCGACACCGAAGCGTAGGTGACGTTCAGCGGGGTTACATCGGTTTGGGCAACGCGCAAAGTTGCAACGCCTTTACCGATTTTTGGGAACTTAACAGTGTTGCCTTGAACACCAGTGCGGGTGCGGGTCGTGCCGCGCAACACCGACTCAGCTTGATACGCCTGCTTAACCTCGGATTCGAAGAGGTCAACAAACGCCGTTGTGACGTTCTGCGCCATAGCAGAATCTCCTATATGAGTTTCAAACTAGACGCGATCCGTTATCCGAAATCGGGCGGTTCGCTTGCGTGTTGTGGCCTCGCCGGGCCAGTAGGTCTTACTACATAGAAGGGCCACAAGGGTTATCCATCTCGGCCAAGATACACGCAAGCGATGGTTCTGTAAACAGTTAGACGTTTTGCGACTTCATCCACTTGGATGTGACGCCATCAGTGTAGACGCGATCCTTTCCATAACGCGGATCTTGCATCGCAGCCTCGAGGTCTGTCCGCGTCATTGTCGGAGTGTTTACGGCCGGGGTGACTGGCAGGCTTTCGTTTGTGAAAGACTGGATCATCTTCACCATTGCGTTGATTGATGATGCGTTGTCCAAGCCGGATGCAATTGCGTCCCGCTCTTCGTTTGACAATCCAAGCTTCATAATGTGGCGCTCGACCATTTCAATCTTTTCGCGGCCGCGCTCGCCAAGCTTTGCCATCTCGGCCTTGCGATCAATCTCGAACGACTCGACTTGTTTCCCGGTGATATCGGTAATCTTGCCGACGATATCCTCGAACGCCGCTTGGCTGATGCCAGCCTCTTTGGCCCAGCCCTTAAAGGTGGACAGCATCGGGTCATCTTCCGCAACGCCCTTGTCCACCAAAGCCGACAGATCATAGTCCTCGTCCGGGGCTTTGTGCTTGCCAGACTTGAACTGTTTTTCCAGCTCGGAATAGCTTTTAGCCAGCTTATCGACATCCGGGCCTTTGTCAGTCCAGAACTTTGCAGGGAAGCCGTCCGGCCGAGACAAGCTTTCCGCCGGAGCTGCGTCTGGTTTCGGTTCATCATGCAGAGGGATCGATTGATCCCCTTGCGCCGTGGCTTCAGGTTGGCCGCTCAGCTTTACCAGCGGGCCTTCATCCATTTGCGCTTCAGACATTGTTGCTCTTCTCCACTCGCCGCTCGATCATGCGAACCAATTCGCACATCCCAGCCCGGCAATAGCCATAGCTGGGATCTTCGCCCGGGACGAAAACGGGCTGCTCGATCGTGATCGATCGCATATGTGCCAAAACCTTTTGGCCTTCGGGAGACTTAAACAGCTTCCCATAAATGAAATCCAAATCATCCGGAGCAGCCCGGACGTTTAGAGCTGGTGATAGATCTGCCCATCCATCGCTCATTGCATTGCCCCTTGTGGTGCTTGTTGCGCCATTGCCGCCTGCTGCTCAGCCATTTGCTGCTGCTGCATCTGTTTGAAGAACGCCATTTGCTCTTCCTGCGTCGCGATAACCCGGCTGTCGATGCCCATGCGCTCTGCGACGAATTGCAAAAGGCGCGTGACCGACACAGTTGCCACGCCAGTTGGGCCCATGCCCATTGCAATCTGCGTGTATTGCATTGCGTCCTGCACCTCTTGCAGCTTTTGCGCCTGAGACAGTGGCGAAACCGGGGTGACTTTGACCTCGAGCCCGTTCACGCGCAGCGGCATATCGATCAGGGCCATCTGGTCCATCACGAAAAGGATCCGCGTCACGACTGGGATCATCGTCTCGTTGATCAGTCGGCCAAAGGCAGATCCAAGGTTGGTTGCCAGCTCCCGGGTGCGCTCTGAGATCTCGGTCGCCGACCTTGCGCTCATGTTGTCGGGCGGCAACGTGTCATCCATCAAGATCTTTTTGATGTTCATGCGCAGATCGTTGATGATGATCTGGGACAAGTTGAAATCGCTCGACCGCGCAAGCGGCATTAGGCTTGGGCCCTGCGGTCCACCATTGCGAGCAACGGCAATCACCGCGCCGGGCTGGATCCGCACGTTATTGGGGTTCAGAACGCCGTCATCCGCTGCGGTATAGACGCCCGCAACTGCAATGCTGGCATTTTTCAGCACCAGCTCGAGCGTCTTGTTCAAGGTTTTGATGTCGGGGATAGCCGTGACAAGCGGGCCGCGCCCGTAAACCTCGCCCGCAACCTTCATGTATCGAGCAACAACGAACGGATTCGATTTCATCGTGCGCTGGACAAGCTCATGGTTCTTGCCCGGCCAGATCACATGGTAGTTGAAGACGCCCATGTCTTTGTCGAAGATCACGGCATCGATCAGATCGATGTCCTTGTCTGGCGAGTTGTCGATCTCAGCCTGAATGTGCGCCGGAATGTTTGCATCCGGGTATTCCTGCTTGATCGCCTCGCCCTTCATGCGGAGCTTGCGATAAACATTGTCCACTGTGCCAAACGGGCCTTCCTCGAACGCGACGAGATACTGAGGCACAGGCGTAAACCGAATTGGTGTCACTTCATCGCCCGGCATGATCATCATTACGGCCGTGCCCACGCAGAGATCGAGCAGGAACTCGCCGATTGCCAAGTCAAAGTTGGTCTGGCGCAAGGTTTCGAACATCCGGTCGGTGTATGCGTCCAGAACTTGGGTTGCTTGCTCTTTCTTGTCCGGGGGGATTGAGCTTCCGGCCTCGAGCCTGCACCATTTCTTGTAGGGCGGGAACAATCCAGCTTGGATCCGGTTTGCGAACCGCTGCGTTGCGTGGATCGCCGTCGAATCAAAGACGCGGGCCATCTTATTCTGCCCGGCCACGCCGCCCTCATAGAAGCCGCTGTAGAGATTGCGCTGCGGAAGCGCAAACTCGTAGCAATCCTCGTAGATCGAGCGCCACTCGTCCTTGCGAGCTTGGGCTTTCGCCTCTCGCTCCATGATCTGTTTGACGTTTAGCTTTGCCATCGATTCGGCTCCTGATTGTGGGGATTAGATGCCGCTTCCGAGGCTCTTGTTCATCTGCGTTCCCTCAGATGTCTGCATCCGCAGCGGGGAGAACAACAAACGCAACCCGCCAGTCTGCATTAGGCGCAAACGGGCCGAGGCTTCAGTCAGTGCCTGCTTCTCTTGGGCAACTGCCTTCTCTTCTTGCTTTTGCTGAACGGCCGTTACTTCAGCATTCGCGGTGGTGACAGCAGCAGGAGTTGCTGCGGAGCTTCTACGACTTCCCATGTTCCGATATCCTTGCCATAAGTAAGTGATCTGATCCATCCGCGCCAAACTTGCGCATGATCCCTTCTACATCAAAACCATTCCACTTGGCAAACCTGAAAGCGGTATCGTTTGCAGGATCAACAACCACATGGATCCTGCGAAACACCCCTTCATTGATAAAATGCTGGTAAATCCGGCGGCTTCCACGGCACACCGATATCGCATGGCGATCGATATCCGCCCCCGGAACCAGCCACGCCTCGCCCACGCCGGGGAAAATCGTCCTGATTCCAAAGCAAACGACAGGTTTCCCGTGAAACATCCCGGTCCAAGACGCGTCAGGCTCGGCCGCTTGAGCAACTCGATCGAGAGTTGACGGATCCAAGCGCAGCTCGGACAGCTCGGGCTCCTTCAGATCCAGCCGATTGAGGTGCTGCGGCTGAAACCTGACGATCGACTGGCCGGATGTAGTGCGAAAGACGGGAAGCTCGATCATCAGAACACGCTGAAATCGGTGTTGGCCTTGTAAACGCCCGCAGTTGCCTGCCCGCCCACAGCCCGGCCGCGCAATTTGCGCTGTTCGCCGCCGCCCAAGCACATATAGCCGAACGCATCCCCAACGTGGGAGTGTTCGTTCTTTACCGGGGCGTCCTTAAACCTGTCCTGCCCAGCGCCCATGCTGATCCGCTTGAAGAAATAGCCGCCGCTCAGAGATTTGCGCACCTTCATGCACCGCTTATGGACCAGCAGCCCGGGCTTGCCGCCCACAAGCCGCGTCATCGGGCCCGCGCCAGCCTCGCGCCGCACCTGAAACGCATTGCTGTCGGTCGGTTGTGCCTTCAGCCCCAGAGATCTCAGGTGATCGAACGCCGTCACCTCATAGATCTCGTCGCGCTTCATCCCGGCCGGGTCGCCCCAGATCAGAATATCATGCTTAGAAAAGCGCTGGGCAATGTGGCTAAGCATCTCTTGCCCGAACCGCTCGAGGCCCATGTCAAACGTCACCAGCTCGTCCACAATCCGCCACGCGCCGCCCGCTGTCCGCTGTCCAAACACCGCAGCAGGCGTCAAGCCAAAGTCAATCCCGATATGGATTGGATATTCCGCATCGACATCGAACTCGGCCGACATCATCTCATCGTCATACTCCGGCCAGACGGGCCTGCCTTCCTGAACAAACGTGTATTTGCCCTCGGCATAGCACCGGATCCAGTCTTGGTTCTTGCCGCCCAGCATCTGGGGGTAGTAGCCCGGCGGAAGGTTGTGCAAATTCTCCGCCTTTGGGTTGATCCGCCACCACTTCCCTGCTGAGAAAATGTATCCGTTCGCTTCCGGGTTTTCCGGCAGATCCTTTGCGGCCACCTCGACCACGCCGCCGGGCTGGCGGAAGAAGTTCCAAGCATACTTGCCCTTGATGGGCTCCTTCTCATCGAGCGTATGCCACCAATGATCCGAATCCGGCGGGTTGGTATCCATGAAGATGCCATACCAGCTCGGGCCCCCATCGCTCTTTGTCGGGTATCGGCCGACCCGGTGCGTCAGGCCATCGATCACCGCCTTTGGCAGCTCCCGCGCCTCGTTGCACCAAGCCCCCGTCAGCTCGAGCGACAAAAGCTTGCGAACGTCCTGCGGCGTCGAGAGCGCCATGAAGATTACTTCGCAGTCGATCCCCGGAATGTCGCCCCGGCTCGGAAGCTTGAGATGGTGCGATATCGGCGGTTGCCAACGCATCGCGCCCCACACATCTTCCGGAAACAATTCCTGCCATGTCTTGATCGTCGTGGTCCGCAGCTCGGGATAGGTATTCCGCACCACCACAAACCGCGTGTAACGGATCCCATCACGCGGGCTTGGCTTTTGCTGCACAGCCTTCAGCATGATCTCGGCCGCGCAGGCATAAGACTTGCCAGATCCCACCGGGCCCAACAGCCCGCGCACAAAGCCCTTGTCATGCAGGAAGTCCCAAACAACAGGGCTGCGAGAGAAGTCCAGATCTAAGCTAGGAACACTCATTTCCCACCCTCCAGTTCACGCACTGCACGAATGTGTTTCACCATCTCAATTTCAGTGACAGCATTGCAGCTTGCCGTGATGTGCGCAGCCCTGATCCTAATTTCTTCGACGCTGCATAGTGCGCGATCCTCAATGGCATTAATCATCAGATCAAAAACCTCGTAGTATGACAGTTGCATTGCCAGCTTTGTGGCAAGCTGTTGCACATACCCCTCTGCCCGTTTGCGCTGCTCGGCGATGTGGTCAATGCGCGCTTGTCCTCTGAGGCTTTTCATTCTTTCCCCTCCAGTTCAGCCAGCACGGCGCGGGCAATCCGTGCTTCGGCGTTTTGGACAATGCCTTGTTCGTGCGGTCCGATATGCGTGTATGCTGCAATCTTCCGCAGATACTCCACCGCCTTGGCGAGTTTATCCAACGCATCTGCGGCCTGTCCGCTTGTAGCAAGCAGTTGCAGCGTCAGTTCTCTGTTGCTCTCTTTCAACTCTTCGATACGGTAGGCGGCTTCCCAGCAGAGTTCTTGCACCCCCTCTAAGCGGACATTGTGCAGCCGCTTGATCAGATCGTCACTCATCGCCCACCGCCAAAGTGCGCTTGTAGCTGCAACGAGGCCAAGATCAGCTCGTCCGGCTTAATCACCCCGTGCATCATCTCAACAATCTTCGCCTCAGTCCGGCCGTGGGTGATCGCCGTTAGCCCAATCGACATTCGGGCCGCAACCATCGCCTTCTGAAACAAAACCCCCTCAGCCGCATAAGGCCCCTTAGCCTTCCCCGCCTTCTTCATCGACAACCTCATATGTTGCAACCGCCTCGGGCCCCTTCATGTTGATCCCAACAATCGAAGGCTTGTTGTCGTTCTTCTCAACGTCCAACATCCCAGTCGCCTTTGCCAAAACACGCAAAACGCTAACCTTGTCAAACAGCTCTATCGACATCCCAAACTCCCCAACTGTGATCTTCTTGATCGCAGCCAAAGCATAATCCGGGATCTCCTCAATCGGCTTAACCTTGCCAGTCACAAGATCCACAATGTCAGTCATCCGCGTCGTGCCCATCGCAATCAATTCAGCAGCAATCGCCTCCTTGTTGCGAGCCAACGTCTCCGATCGACCGATGCGGCGCTGAACAATGTCAACGCCGCCAAACCGACCAATCGGAGGGATCTGTTTGTTGGTCCGCGCCATCAGAACGGAATGCTATCGTCAAGATCCTCACGGCCACGACCGCCAGACCCACTACCGCCAGATCGAGCAGAACCACCGCTCCCGCCATTCTGAGTGCCATCGTCCTCAAACAGCTTCAGCCAAACCTCGCCGTCCTTATTCGGCAAAGGCAAACTCTCCAGCTTGATCGACAAACCCTTCGGGCCCTCAAAGGCAACCCCGTGCTTCATCCAGATCGGCTTGTCTCGGCCCGGGACTTCCTTCGCCTGAACAACGCTAAAACGCTTCGACATCATTCACTCCTGTCACGTTGATAACCCACAAACGATATCGCACACGCGCCGGGGTATCAAGAAAAATTGGAAAATATTTATGCGGGGGACTGCGCAGTAAGCCGGGCGTGGCGGGGGGAAGGGGGTGGGGGTCGCGAAATCGGCCAATCCCCGGTCGATTGCCAAAAGTGTCACCACAAGTGTCGCGAGACTTTACATAATGGGTGTTATCGGACATTGCACCTTGCCGGGGTGCTTGCCAGTGCCACATCGGCAGAGCCCGTGGCAGGGGCCTAGCAGCGCGATGTTACCCTGTTGGCTACCCATGCCTAGCCCGACCCCTACTTGCCCATCAGGTGACGCTCCTATCGCGCCGGAGACACCCTGCGGCCTGCTCGGTGAGCTGATGTATCGCCTGCCGCATCAGGTCGGGCGAGATCCACCAGCCGTCGAGCGCCGATTCCGCGAAGAATCGCTCGCACAACACTGAAAACTTCGCCCTTAACATATCAGCCTCTAGGTCTGGTCGCGTGTTTGCGGACGCATTGGCCTTTATTTGATGCTCCTGCTCTGCAAGATCCATGAGGTGTTCGCTGCTGAGGCGTGATCTGATCGTATCTTCGGCGATGCTGTGCTTGTAGACGATGCGCCTTGTCTTGGTTGGGATCTGTCGGCTGATGCGCTTGGCGTGAACCATGTATCCCAGCTTGTAGAGGGATCTTGTGTGGTATGAGACGCCGCCTGCTGTGATGCCGATGTCTGCGCCTACTCGCTCGAGGCTGACGAATGTGCGGCCTGTTCGATCGGCGTATGAGCAGAATGCGACGAGGACGCGGAATGTTTTGGGCTTGAGGCGTGGGTCTTTGATTGCGCGAATTGGCACGACTGCGAATGCTCTGAGGTCTTTGTTGGCTGCGATTGCTGGCTTCACCACTTCACCTCTGCGATTGCATCGAGCGGATCTTTCCATTCGGTTGGGCCTTCGAGGACGATTGGCTGATCGATGACGGGATCGATCGGCGGGATGTAGACCCAGCCCGGCGGTTTGTATGCTGCGAGATCTTCCTCGGTGACGAGGTTTGCCTTGAGCAGCTCGATGCGGCCTCGGCCTGAGATGTAGGACTCGGCAACTGGCTTCCCGGCTTTGATCATCTTAGCTGCATGGACGAGGCTGTATCGGCCATCGCGGGATGACGGAGCTGGCGGTGCGGCTTCGAGGAGGATTTCACCGGGCAAGCATTCTCTGGCGCATGACACGACCATTTGGATGGTGGGCCAAGTGCGGGTGCGCTGGCGTTTGCGAATCTGCTGAGCTGTGCGCTCGAGGGTTGCTGAGAGCTGGTCGTGGTTGAGCTTGGCGGGCAGCTCGCTGTTGAGATCCTCGGCCATGTCCCGGACTTCTGCGGCGGCTTTGTCGTGGGTGAGGTGTGTTGGTCGATCATATCGGCCGATCATGTCTGTGACCCATATCCGGATGTGGGCGATGCGCTGATCATAGTTCATCTTGGCTCTCCTCTTCGTGTTGTGCTGCTGCTTCGAAGCAGTCTTGCAGTTCTTCGCGGTTGACGATGTGGGATCCGACAATGTTGAGATCCCAAGTGCCGTGCTTGCCTTCGCTGATCTCGTAGCGTTGCCCGGTGTCGCTGACCATCAGGTAGAATCCGTCTTTGCGCAGTGTCCATGCGATCATTCTTTTGCCTCCCATTTGAAATCTGCCCAGAAGGCATCGGGCCCGCCGTCGAGCTGGTCCGCCCAGCGCTCGCCGTTTAGCCATGTTGCGAAGTGCGGTTGATATTCGGCTGGTTTGTCGCGCAGCTCGGGAAGGTGGATCTTCAGACCTTCGGCGATGATGGCCGGGTCAACCTTCTTGGCTGCTGCGATCCATGCCTTGCGAGCCTGACCCTTTCCGACCTTGCGAGGGTAGAGATTCCAACTCTCCTCGAAGAGAAAATCAGAGTCACTTTTTGGAGTGTCTTTAGACACTCTTTTTCTCTTACTTTCTATATCTATATCTAGTTCTAGATGCTTAAGCCCGGCTACTTTGTTTGTTGAAGCCCGGCTAAGCTCTGAATTGTTTGTTTTCAGTGAGTTAGAAAAGTTGCTCGTTATTGCCTGCCGATAGATGCGTTTTTGCTCGGGGTAGTTTTCTGCCCGTGTTTGTCC